GGAGAATGGAAGCTCAAAGAGTATACATTCCCGGACACAGAAGACTTAATTGTAACTAAAATCAAGGTAAAACCTGAGGGAGAGTTCCCAGACGTCTGGACATTCCGTGATATTTATACAATGGTATGATACAGCGAATCGACATAAAAGGCGGTCAGATGACGTTCGGCCAACGCATAGAGCTTGGCCGGATCATTACTGAAAAGGAGCTGACAGACATCGACAAGATGAAGGAAGGCATGCAATGTCTCGGCGTCAAATGGAGTCTCAGGAATACCTCCGAAATTGTCGAGTACTGGTATGAGGTTCTTCTGGGCATTAAGTACTGGATTGAACGAGAACAGGCTGAGCTCAAGTACGAGCCCAGTGCTGAGGAGAAGGCAGCCGGTATTGCTCAGTTCTCTTTGGTGGTTGGCGAGATGGCCACCATCACTGCACTGGCCAAGGACTACTCGAAGGACCCGGACGAGATCCTGGAGTGGAAATACGGAAAGGTATACAACCTCCTTTTCACCAACTTGCAGAGTCACCTCTTCCGGGAGCGACTGAACAAGGAACTGGAGCGTAAGGCTCAGCAGAAAGCCAATGCTCGCAAACCTCGAAACAAATGGCGGTAGGACTGGAACAGATATTGGCTGAGGGTCTCACCCAGATGAGGGACGAGATCATCCGGGCATCACAGGACGCCGGGCAGGAAGCCTCCAGCAGAACCTATGCTCAGATAACAGTCCAGACGGGACGAGAAGGCGAAACAGTTTGGGGATCAATCGAAGCCCCGAACTATTTCTACACTCTCATCCGTGGACGAGGTCCTGGAAAGATCCCCGCCAATTTGGGACAGATCATCATGGAGTGGGCAAAGCTCAAAGGCATCACCTTCTCGGACCCAAAGGACCTGGTCCGATTCGGAAATGCCACTGCATGGAAGATAAAACGAGAAGGCTCAGAGCTTTACCGCAATCACATTTACGTTGACTTGGTCGACACTCCCGCTGATAACTTCGAGGAGTACTTGGCTCAACACTTAGACCGGGCAATGGAGGTCCTCATTGAGGAGGCATTCACTCCTGACAACAATATGGACCACGGATATATAATATAACGCGATATGGCAATTACCAATCAACCGGCTGAGGGTTCTTTAATCTCAGCATATTCGCAAATACCAGTTGAGACCGACAACTTAACATCCGGTCTTGAGGTCAAGACCCAAAACTTCGGTGAGGCCAACATGATCTCGTTGAACATTATAGACAATGAGAATGTCGAAGTAATTGATAACAGTGGAGGTAGTAGTAACAACTATTTTGTGAAGTTTTCTATCCCCCGAAAGGCAGTAGTCGGGGAATGGTATGCTTTTAGGGTTTTTCGCGGGGCTGGAGTGGGTGCCACTTCACTCACCGTTGCTTTGTTCCAAGCAACCTATTTGGATGCTCCTACCACTGTGATTGCTAAAACAAAGATATCACTTGGTGCCAACATGACGTGGAAGGTTCAGGTACCGACCAGTGTTACAGTAAGAGACCCCCGCGTTTTACTTGTCATTTTTGCAGGTATTGAAGGAGCAACAGCTGGAGTGAAGGTTACTCTCTCAGGTATGAGTTTGGCCTACGGCCAAAACTTTGTCTCCTATAGTCCCAGTCCAGTTAAAGCAGCGAACTCACTAACTGAAAGCATCGACATCTACAGAGACTCGGGATTCGGGACGACGAAGAAATACGACCTCAGTTTCTTGGCTAAAGCTGGATTCCGGGATCTTAACAGGACATACCCGTATGTTAACTCGCGCATAGGTTTTGGCATTGACTATAACCTCATATCGGCATACGCATACAGGGGATTCGGCGAACAAAACTTCAATGTCCGGTATGCCTCCCGGGGAGTTTGTCCCCGAGGCTACAGCGTTGACTTCTCCGAAAGGCCCGTAGGATTTGTGTTGACGGACCGGGTTCCTGACGGGGACGGACAACTATATGTTAAGAAGTATTTTGGATACCCTAACTTCCTAACCCTGTTTGCTAAGGGGTCGGTATCAGTAAACATGCAATCAGCCATGGAAGTGAATGTTATGTATACGGGGAACACATACTTCGAGAAAGCGGAGATCCCCCCCAGGATTAACATCCCACTTGTCCTCGAGTTCGATGAAGAATTGACAGATGGTGCTGACTACGTTATTGTCAGAAATCGCAATTTGCCCTTGAACTCCGACAAATGGCATATACGTTACGTCGATACAGAGGTACCTTGCAACCCATTCTACATTCGCTGGATAAACCAGAAAGGCGGATGGGACACTTACATGTTTGAGCAACACAAGAAGTATACGCAGGAGGTTGACCGGGGAGACCGATACGTATTAGCGAATTCCAGAGACCCCTATGCCTCACAGACAAGAGGCGAGTTAGCTCCGGAGTTTAAGAACATAGTTCAAGCCGGAGCAGAACAGCTTGATGAGAACGACTTCAACTTGCTCAAAGGAATTGCTCTCTCGCCTTTGGTCCAGGTTTACAACTATCAAATTGGAGTATGGCAACGAGTCCTCGTAGATGATACTGATCTGACTTGGGACACTAAGGCCCCACGGAACACTGTTAGCTACGAGTTCCAGCTTATTGACGAACAAACTCAGTGGTAATATGAACTACGAACTACTCATGAAAGGCATTGACGGCGAGGTCTGGTCACTGGACCTCCCGCTGGATGCTCCTGCGATGAATTACCAGATCAACAATCTGGCGGAGCTGAAGGACAGGAATGCCTCGTACTCCCAGCGTATCAGTCTGCCCAGGACGACCCATAACGAGCAAGCATTCCAATTCAGTTTTGTAGTTGGCTCAGGTTCATATGTGCCATACATGAAGTTTCCTTGCCAACTATTCTATGAGGGAGCACTCATATCCCCGGCTGGAGCAGTATTGAACATCGTAGACGTGTCTGACACGTCAATAGGAATCCAGATTCTCGGAGCGACCGCTGACTTGTTCGACACCCTCAACAACACTGACGCGAAGGATCCCGGAACTGGCATGTTCCTCCTCAAGTGGTACACGGACACAATGGGACAGTCCGAGCGATACCTCTCCGGCCCCGAGGAATCTAAAGTCCTGTATTTTTGGCTATATGCAACTCTACAGAAGAATCCGTACGTGCCCCCGATCCCGACGGAGGCAATCCAGGAAGTCCGAGAGTTGGACAAGTTCTACCCCCACCTCAACTGGTATGATCTCGTAACGTGGATCTTCGACCGGGAAGGTTACGGGCTCGAGACTGACGTGGATTCAGTTGACCGGAGTGAAATGTTTTTGCCTTGCACTTACCCCGTTTTGGCAGACAACCCCAATGTCCCGAAAGCATCCGGAACTGGCTGGATCAAGGGTACCCCGCCTGGGGGTTTAAATGGTGTGACATGGCAAGGCTCCCCGGGGGTAACTCTCAGGGACCCGGTCGCCGGACGTTTGACTATAAACACCATACCTGGGGAATTCAGCTGGATGACTCTATGGGACACGACCATCACGTTCAGTTTCTCATGGTCAAACACTTCTGCCATCCAAAGGGGAACGGTGACAGTCCGGGTTACCCACTACAAGAACGACGGGACCAATGCTATAGTGTTGACCAGATCCTGGACGTCCGGATCTTCCGGCAGCGTTTCGGTCGACATCCCGATGGAGGCAGGAGAGCACATACTGGTGTATGGATCTCTCTTCGCAGGCAATTTCTCTACCGATCAGTATGACATGAGATTTCCGGTCAGCATTACTGCTCCCATCCCGCCGGAAACTTCCCCCGGGGATAAGCCTTATCCCGGGCTAACCTATGACCTCCTGGCTTCGACTGGGTTTAAGAGTTTGGGGGACATAGTCAAAGCTTTCTTCCAGTTGTTCGGTCTGACTATAGACGTGAATCCCGCCACCAAAGTAGTAAGAGCATACTCGGTTCAGGAGGTCTACAACAGACGAAGCTCGTCCGGGAAGAATTGGTCTGACAAGCTGATAAAAGGTAAGGACACAAAACTTACCTTCCAGTTATCCAGCTATGCCCAGGCCAACGAGATAAAGCTGGAGGACAACAAGGACAACAATGTTACTGACTCGTACAAGTTCAGCATCCCGGACGTCAATCTCCAGCCCACTAAACTCCTGTTCCAAATTGGGTTCTTGGCAGGACTCAACCAAACCCTCTATGATGCGGGCAGTACGCAAAGGTTACACACACTTGCTAACTATCCTATATGGACTATCAATAGAGGCTGGATGGAGAACGGGGAAACGACCGAGACAACTTGGGAGTACAATGCTCTCAGTAAGCCGATGGTCGTCCACATCAATAAGTATGACTATATGCGGCCCCAGGTGAGTGTAGGCTACACCCTTACCCCCGTACGGCTATACACGGCACGTTTCAAAAGTTTGAATTACTACGTTCCCAAGTACTACGGCAAGCTCATCGACAATATACTAAAAAGACCGAAGATCCTACAGACCCAGATCCTTTTGGATTCACTCGACATCCAAAGTCTGGATCTGTTCGACCCCATATGGCTGGAAGAGCATGGGTTCTGGTTCTACGTCTCGAAGATAAACAACTTCCAAGCTGGAAAGATAACCAAAGTGGACCTAATACGCATGTAATATGGCCGAAGAACAGAAAAATACAATTTACAACGTTCGTGTAACAGCTGAGGATGCCCTCAAGACGTTAGCCGAATTGAAACTCCGATCCCAGGAGTTGAGGGATCAGCAGAAGGCTCTCGGCAAAGTGACCGAGGAGAATGCTCAAGAATACTATGCGCTTGACAACCAGATCAAGGCAATCAACAGCGAGGCGAACAAGTACCAGAAGCAAATCCAGAACAATATTAAGCTCCAGAACCAACAGGAGGCAAGTTTAGCAAAACTTAGAACCCAGCTGGCTTTGGACAATGCCGAGTTTGCAGAGCTGGGCAACTCAATGAAGGACGCGGCTCGTAAAGCCGAGCTCGGCAAGCGTATTGCAGAGACCACTGAGGAGCTCAAAGCTCAGGAGGAGGCACTCGGGGACTACCGCCGATCCGTTGGTAACTACGAGAAAGCAACGGATAACCTGAAACAGGAGCTCAACGACTTGACGGACACTCTCATCCGAATGGCTCAAGCTGGGGACACGAGTTCAGCATCCTTCAAGGAGATGGTCAAACGAGCTGGCGAACTCAAAGCAGCAGAGGACACGGTCAATACAGCCATCGACCAGACTGGACGAGGAATCGACACACTGGTCGCTGTCACGGATGCAACTTCGGCAATCACTTCCGTCTACGGTTTATGGACCACAGCCACTCAGGTACTGGGGAGCGAGAACGAGGAGCTCAATGCTATCATGACGAAGATGATAACCATCATCACGGCTCTTTCCTCTTTGTCTTCTCTCCAAGCAGCTCTCTCCAAGACCGAAGCCACTTATCGAGCTGCATCTAACTTGGTTCAGCTGGTTGGCATCAACCAGACTCTCGCCGAGACGAAAGCGATAGCTGCTAAGAACGCCGTCCAGGGAACTGGCAACATCCTCACCAAAGCAGCAGCAGCTGCCACATGGCTTTGGAACGCGGCTTTGGCTGCCAATCCCGTTGTATTGGTGGCAGCGGCAGTGGGCGGATTGGTGGCTGGAGTGGTTGCTCTTACGAACGCATTTAACAGTAATACGGAAGTTCAAGAGAGAGCAACCCGGGCAATGGAGGCATACAATCGAGCTGCCGAAGCCTCTACGTATGTACTGGATCAGATCGAGACCAAGCGGAACACTCTGTCCAAAGCCGAGGAGATCCGGGGCAAGAGAGAAATAGAAAATCTCAAAGCCAATCATGCCACGTCGGAACAGATCGCCGAAGCTCAGCTTAAAACAGCCAACAAGCTCCGCGAGATTGAGATGAGTGCAGCTCGTCAAAGACAGATGGCTGCAATGGATGAGTTCGACTCCTTGAAGAAGGTGATTGCAGCCAAGGAGAAGGAGCTCAACACGTGGTCAGGAAGCTTGAACAAATACAAGGAGGCCAAAAAGGAACTCGACGACTTGAAAGGTCGATACCAAGAACTGTTCCGGACAATCGAGAATGAAGGAGCTGCAGTTGCCAATTTGGCTCTCGAGACTGCAATAGCCAATCGGGAGGCTCAGCAGTCCATTGCCGATAAGGCTCTGGAGGTTGCTTTGAAGAATTCGGAAGCCATGCAGAAAATCCGGGAAGACGATCTCAGGTTTCAAACAACATTCCAGTCTACGAGCATCGCCATCCGGATGGAGTATGAAAGGAAACTCTACAAGGCAGCTCAGGATGGAGCCCGGGAGCGTCTCGCTCTTCAAAAAGCTCACGGCAAAATCACTAACAAGGAGTATCAGACGGCTCTGAATGCCATGGCTCGGTCCGACAAGCAGTTCTACGAGAACCAAGCCAAACAGCTTAATGACTACCTTGCTGGGGTGAGAGCCAACATATTGGCTGTAGCCTCCGGAGGCACAGTCGACATGCAGATTGCCCAGGTTACTCAGAAGTACCAGGATGCCATGAAGGAGCTGGCCAACATTCAGCCTCCTCAGTTCGTGAGAGGTATGAGCGAGGGGGAATACCAGAAAGAGTATGCCGCTTATGAGCAGTTCCTGGTCAACAGAGCCGAACTCGAGAAACAGATTCAGCAGAACCTCCAGGATGAAATCAAAAAGATCCGCGAGGACGCTACCAAACAGCAACTTGACCGATTCAACCAAGTTCTCAACGAACAGTATGCCGAAGATCTCTCAAAGGCCGCGGACAACGAAAGGAAGAAGCTGGAGCTCGAGAATGAGATGCTCCAGAAGCAAATCGAAGCCAGGAAAGCTGCCGGGGAGAAAACATATGAGCAGGAGGCCCAGCTCCGAGCCAACAATCTTCGTCTCCAGCAAATGGACCTCGACAAGGAGCTCACTCAAGCCGAATTAAATCACAAGTCCAAGTATGAGATCCGGAAAAGGTATCTGGAGGCCGAGTTGGCAGCAGCTCAAGGAAACGAGGACGCCATTGCTCAGATCCAACTCGAGATGGCCGAGAACGAGGAGTCTTTATGGGAGGAGCGAATCGAGAAGCTCCAGGAGTATGCCGGAATAGCATCTAGCTTCGCCACTGCTTTCAACGATTTGGCCAGTGCTCTCGGGGAGCGTCGGGCTCAGGAGGTAGAAGAACAATACAGCCGGGAGGAGCAGGCATTGGCAAACATGTACGCTAATGGTCAAATCACGGAGGCCCAGTACAACGAGAAGAAAATCAAGATGGAGAAACAGAAGGAGAAGGAGTTGGCCAAAATCGAACGGGAACAAGCTATCCGGGAGAGGGCAATGGGATCCTTCGAGATTGGCATCAATACTGCCATCTCCATCATGGCATCGGCTAAAATGGGATTCCCTTTGGCTATCCCGTTCATTGCAGCAGCTGCGGCTTTGGGAGCAGTTCAGATGGCAGCTCTTTGGGCAGCTCCTCTGCCGAAAGCCGCAAGAGGTAAATACATTGAGGGACCCAGTCATGCCGCTGGAGGAGTGCACATTGAGGCCGAAGGAGGAGAGACCATCATTAACAAGAAGTCGAGCCGTATGTTCCTTCCTCTCCTGTCTGCCATAAACGAACTCGGTGGCGGAGTACCGTTCACTAAAGTTGGATCGGACGGGGGATATGCTATCCGATCATTCGCTGAGGCGTCGGAGCCCATTAATCGGCTTGACATGGAGAGGGCAATTCAAAAAGCATTTGGCCAGGTGAGAGTGATTGCTACAATCGAAGATATTCGGAGGGAAGATGCTAACTACGTGAAGATTCAGGACCGGGCTAATTTTTAAATAGTCCAGCACAAATAGTATTTCAATATCTATTAGGAATAATTATATTTGTATCGAAATAATTTGGCACATGATATTCATCAACTTAAAAGGCGCAATTGACTCCGAAGAGAATAGGATCATGATGGAGCTTTGGGACGGGCCCTCAGAGATCTGTTCTGTGGAGACCTTCCGCCGGGTACTTGATGAACACCCCGACGAACAGGAGGTGTGCATCAACATTGACTGTGACGGTGGCTCTGTTGAGGAGGGCTTCAAGATTTACGACTTTCTTCGCATGAGTGGGAGGACGATATATACAAATATTGTCGGGGGATGCCACTCGATGGCAGTATGTATCCTGTTGGCAGCTCCGGCAGAGAACCGGTCTGCAAACAGGAATTGCCGGGCACTCATCCATCGGGTATACATGCCGGTCGGGGATTGGCTCACTTCCGACGATGCTCGTAGCATTGCCGAGGAGCTTGCTCTGGAGGAGGAGGCTATTCTTGACGTGTATGTCGAGAGAACAGGTCAGGACCGGGAACGGCTCCGCAATGTCATGCATGAGGAACGCATCCACGATGCCAGATCACTTCTTGACTTGGGATTCATTTCCAAAATCAATTCATACAACACAAACCAAATTTTTAATGCTATGGCAAAAAACGAAAAAAGCGCTTATGAAAAATTCATGAGCAAAGTCAAGGCATTCCGGAATGGCAAGAAAGGCGCTCCCGCCAACTTCGACTATCTGGATGCTGAGGGTCAGGTCGTTCTCCAGACCGTAGGTGAAGAGGACAATCTGGCCGAAGGTGTAGAGGCAACTCTCGCCAACGGCGAGACGTCGGGCACTGTCGTTCTGGAAGACGGCCGGGTGGTTACTGTCGAGGACAACATCGTCACCAGCATCGAGATGGAGGACACCGAGTCTCTCGAGGACCGCGTTGCAGCACTGGAGGCGATGCTCGACGAGGCAACGAACCTCATCGAGGAGCAGGAGAACGAACTCCGCAACCTCCGTGGTAGCAACTACCGCCCGAAGAACCGCAAGACGGTTCTGCCCGGAGGCAAGAAGCCCGAACCCTCGGCAGCTGACCTCAAGAACGAAGCTCGCGAAAAGCTCCAGAAGGTCAACGCTGCCAAAAAGATTCTCAAGTAGTCAAACTCAAAAACTTTAAGAACTATGGCAGCTAAAAATGGCGGATTTCTTGACATGGACAAGTTCACTTTTTGTGGACGTGTCATTCAGGCAATCTCGGAGATGATTATGGAGGACACCATTCAGGGTCCTGACATCAACTCCATTCACACAGTCTTCCCCGACATCGTCACTAACACTGAGGTGGGTTACATCGGCGAGGGCGGCATGGTCGGCGTGGTCAACACCGGGTGTAACCCGACTCCTCAGCCGTGGAACATCAACACCCACAAGCTGAAATGGGAACCGGGCATCTGGGAGATCCTCCTGTCCCAGTGTTACACTGACCTTCAGCAGTCGGCAACTATCTACTCTCTCCGCACCGGCGTCGACATTCCGGACTTCACGGATACGGACTACATGAACATCGTCATTGAGGTTCTGGAGCGCTCCATTATGGACTTCTGGTACCGCCTGTTCTGGTTCAACGACAAAGACGCCAAGAACGTTGCCGACAGCGGTATCATTACGGATGGGCTCGACCTGAAATTCTTCACCATCATCAATGGTTTCTGGAAACAGATTACCACCCAGGTTACAGCCAATCAGTCCCAGCGCGGAGCCACCATTACAGAAAATGCCGGGGCATCTTACGCAGCTCAGAAGCTTACTCCGGACAAGGCCAAGGAATACATTCAGTCAGTCGTGTTCAGTGCCCCGCTTCTGCTCCGTCAGCAGTCTGACAAATTTATCCTCGTTACCCAGTCTGTCTACGATGCCTATCAGCAGTCTCTTATGGACGCTTGCTGCCTCGAGTCGGCTCGCTTAGCTCTGCTGAATGGCATGGAGGCTCTCAGCTTCAATGGCATCCCTGTCATCGCAATGCCCATCTGGGACAAGATCATCGCTACGTCGGAAGACACTGGCACGAAGCTCAACAATCCCCATCGAATTCTCTTCACCTCGAAGAGCGTGCTCGGCATAGGTGTTGATGCAATCGACAGCTTCGAGAAGATGCGGATCTGGTACGAGTACAAAGACCGCGTAGTCTACGTAGAACTCATGGGTAGGGCGGATGCCAAGCTCACTAACCCGGATCTGTTCTCGGTAGGTATCTAATCCTCAAAAATCTAAGAAAATGGCAGGACTTGATTGTTCTAAAATCAAAACAGGATTCACCAACCAGGTGTGTGGTAAGCCGGCAATCGCCGGCACCACCGCCAGGGTGATTCTCCTCAGCTACTCGGACGTCGACAAATCGAAGTCTGTTGTAACTGACAACGTTATCTCTTCGCTCATCCTTAAGACCAATGCCACTGGTTACGAAGTCGACTCGCTGCCCAACGCAACTGTAGGCTCGGACACCATCAATGCTGGCACGTACCTCAAGACTCACCAGCACAACGTAGTTGTCCGGATCTTCAAGAAGTCGGAAGCAGCCAAGAAGTTCGTGAACGGTCTGACCAATGCCCGCGTCATCGCTATCGTCGAGAACAACGACACCGGAGACAACGGGGACACCAAGTACGAGGTGTATGGCTGGGACTCGGGTCTGGAGCTCACCGAAATCACTGTCACTACCGAAATGACCGACGGCGTCGCATACCAGGTAACTCTGGCCAACGGCACCATCGCTCAGGAAGGTTCGCTCCCGATGAGCCTCTTCGACACGGACGAAGCCACCACAGACCTCATGGTAAACGGGCTTCTGACCAAAGGATCTAAACTGTAGCACTCATGACTGACATGCTCGAAAGACTGAGAGCTTACCAATCCAAGTATGGGTCCCTGAAAGGCGAAGCCTATCGGGCCCATACATTGGAATTGGAAAAGAACCCCGCTCTCCATCGAGAAGTAGATGAACTTTCTCGATACTTTTTGAATAAGTCAGTTTCCCGGTGCGGCTTCTGCCTGATCGAAGCCGACTTAGCATTAAGACGAATAACAGAACAACAAATGAAAAACGTAGCACACCCCGATTACGAACTCCGAGCAGGTACTCTGCTCCACGACCCGATCAACAAAGAGTTCAGCAAGATCCTCACCCCGAGAAACATCACGGAGGATCTCTGCCTGTACCACATCGCATTCAACAAGGATGCGCTCTCGTACTTCACCCGAGTTCCCGAAGACCTGAACGACCGACTGGAGAAATTCATGTCTCGTTATGGCAAGGAGATGCCGGACAAGGACGTGGAAATCAAGAAGCGTCAGGCTCAGGTTCTGAGCAAGCAGATCGATTCTGTCAAAGCCGAACTCGAAGAGCTGAACAAGAAACAGATCGAGCTGAACGCCAAGCTCGATGAGTACTCCAAAGCCGTGGAGGCAATCCATGCCATTCTCGACTCGGCATCCGCCGAGGAGAAGACCGAGGAGAAGACCGAGGAGAAGACCGAGGAGAAGACCGAGGAGAAGACCGAGGAGAAGACCGAGGAGAAGACCGAGGAGAAGACCGCCGACATCGACACCGAGGTGAAGGAGTTCATCGACGCCGGGATGGATCTGGAAGCCATCAAAGAAGCCTATGCAGACTCGCAAATGTCTGCCGGGGAGATCGAAGAGGCTTACAATCGTGTAGTCAATCCCGTTTCGGAAACTCCCAAGAAGGGAGCCAAAAAAGGAGGGTCCAAATAGGACTGGTAATAGGACGGGGTCGCTTCCCGTCC